TCGAGCGTCCGCCCCGGTGCGCCGCGGCCAAGTGCAAGTCGCCTTATTGGTTCACGCCGCGCGGAGTGGCGACGAAGGGCCGGCCGCGGAAAGCCTAAAAAGGGGCAGCCGGACCCACCGGCGGAGCAACGCGGACAAGCGGCGATGCGTCGAGATCGCCCTCCGGGAGTTTCCTCAGATGAGCAGCCGGGCGCTTCGACGACAAGACTGTCGCCGCCTCCCGGCCCATTGCGGAAATTCCGCAATGCACCCACACCACCAGCGACGGCCGCCAGTACCCGTCCCGTCGCACGGTCCCGGACCTCAGTCGACGGCGGCTACGTCGTGTGCTGTGGCAAGCCTGCGGCCTGTGGTCAGGGTCTCGGAGGGGTCGGCATGGAACGACACCTCGGCGCCGATCGCGAGACCGAGGGAGCCCGGGACGAAGAAGTCTTGCCCATCGTCTGATCGGATGAAGGAGAATCGCTCGCCCGCGACCGTGATCGTGCCGGTGATCCGCACGCGGGCAGAAAGCCTCTCCGCTCGACAATTCGCGCAGCGCTTCGGAGGATCGAGTCGTCGGGACGCGAAAAACTCCGCGTCGTATCGAAACCGGTAGCCACACGAGCAAGTGCTGCTACCGGTGGTGCGGCCTCGAGGGTCAGGCACGGCCGCCCGTTGGCTCCCTCTCCACCGTGAAGAAGCCCCGGGCGCGATCGGCGGCCAGTTCGGCCGCCCGCTTCGTGGCCAGGGCCGCGGCTTCATTACGTTCCCGAACCACGTCAAGCGGTGCGATGGCGAGCCCGCATTCGCGCGCGCCCGCGACGAGGTCCTGGTGCTGCGCCTCGACCTCGGCGAGCTGCGCCTCGACCTCGGCGAGCCGCTTCGCCCGAGCCTCCGCCGGCAAACCGAAGCGCGCGCCGGATGCCGCGATCACTTCTGCGAGCCTGCTCTTCACCAGGGTGGGGATCAGCCCGACCAGATCCGCGAAGCGGAGTGTCCCCTGCAGGTCGCCCCAATGAGGAAGCTGGGGCGAAACGACGCGTTCACGGGTAGTGCCTGGGTAGAAATCGCGATGGACGGAAACATCCCGGGCAACGCCGACTCCATGCTCCCGAGCCCACGCCGCGGCGTACTCATCAACGAGACGGTTCGAGTTCGTGATGGCCTCTTCCTTCGAGCCGAGCGAGATGGTGATGGTCTTCTGTTCCTTCAGGAGCCCGTCATGCTGCGCGCGCAGTGCGGCCTCGGCCTCGTTTAGGGATGCCGTTGCGGCCTTCGCGGCCTTCAAGGCCTTCAGTTCGCCAGTCGTGTCTTTCATCTTTTCATCTCCTCGAATTTAGTTCCCACTCTTTTTTCCGGGCTCAATGTCGTCCGTGAAGCCGGGCTTCAGGCGCTCCATCTCCACGAGACCCGCGGCTTGCCTGCCCGCCAGGCACGCGATCGCATCGGCCAATCCGTTGATCAGCCGCACGATGTCCCGCACCGTTGCGACCGATACCCCATCACGGATGCCGATGAGCGCGAGAACCTGCAGGCCAGGCATGCCGGGAACGCAGGCCGCCACGATCTCCTGGTCGACTGCGTTCAGTTTCTTGCCAAGGGCCTTCTCAATCTCCACCGCGATGAGTGCCCGTAGTTCCTCATCCGTCATGCTGAACCGCCTTTTCTGTTGCCGGTGATCCGACCGTCAGCATCACGATCAACCTCCAGAGGGGCCATTCCGTACACTCTGCCGGAAGCGTTGCGTAGGAGCCGGACCGGGCCCTTCTGGCCCCGACCGTCGCTGTCCAGATTGAGCCCAAGCGAGTCGGCAAGACTGTTGTCTTCGGCGATCGCGCGAAGCACCGTCTCCGCGTCCTCGCCGGACGCCTCACTGACCGCGGCCGAGAGGCTCGTGAGCCCCGCCTTGATCGCGGAAACGGTCGCGGTCACGTCCTGCACGGGATGCACGTATGGCCAAGCGTGGGCTCGCCACGTCGCCCCACGGGCGCCCGGATCATCCACAGGAAGGGGGAGCCCCGACGAAGCAATCCAGGTCCGCCAGATTGGACGCAAGAGGCGGGGCACGATCACGGCCCACCTGAAGCGCTCGACGCGGCGACGCCACGCATTCAGGACCACACGGGCGAGGCGATCGTTTGCCGAGCCCCAGTCATGGGTGGCGATCTCTGGCGGAACACCTGCAGAGATGCACGCGAGGCGTAACTGGTCCTGGCCGAAGGATTGATTTGCCGGCGGGTCGGGCGGGTCGCTGAAATTCACGCTCTCGCCGACGTCGAGCTCTTCGAAGATTCCCGGCTCCAGGGCGATGATCGGCCGCCCGGAGGGATCGGTTCCGACGGGAGCTTGCCCGGTCCAGGCGGATTGTCCATCCGCGGGAGTCGTGCCGGTGCGGAAAGCGACGTACAGATTGCTCATCTGTTGACGCAAGAGAACGGCATCGGACCATGCATCGAGCAGGCGCAGCCGCGGGAGCGCAGTGGCCAAGATGCTCACGCCACGAACTTGTGCGGGTCGCTCGGGGTCGAACACGTGAAGGATCGCAGTGGCCGGGATCCGGCGCGGCGTCACCGACGCACCCAAGGGCATCGGCTCGCCCGGGGCGAAGTCGGAGACGTAATATGCCACGACGCGACCCAACAGGTCGAACTCGATGCCCTGCACGATGGTCCCGCCGTCGGTCGCCTCAGTCTTGTCGAAGGGCACCCGCGCGGGGTCGATGACCTCAAGGGCCAGGGGTACCGGCAAACCGTCCGCGGCCTTGCGGGGGCGAAGCCGGATGAAGACTTCGCCGCTCACGAGCACCTCGCGAACAGCGGAAGCGGTCAGGGCCGCGAAGTCCTCCCCCGCCGATCCCGCGGTTTCCGCCCAAGCCTCCCAAAGCTGGTGGACGCGATCTCGAACGGCAGCATCCCGCGCGCGAGAGCGAGGCGCGAAGCCCCACCCGACCGCGTCGTCCACCCATGCTTCGACGACTTGCCGAGCGGCGCCATCGTTGCGGTACGCATCGCGAGCCCGCGCCCTGATTGTGGGAGCCGTCGCAGTCGCAGCCACCGGGCCTGAGTCCGGAGGATTCCAACCAAGCGTCCTGCGAGACTGAGACCCAGCGTCGTAACGCGCCTGAATCGAAGGCACGGGAGACGGACCGCGCTCACCATCAACACCGCCACCACCACCGAACAGCCGTCGAAACAAGCCCATGATCGTCGTCTCCTATTTCTGCTGCGGCACGCCGGCCGCGTTGTAGTACGTCCTCGCCGCCTGGCCGAGTTTCGCGCGCGCGATGGACTCGGGAGACGGATAGTGAGTGCTACCCGTCGGTCGTTTCCAAGAGACGGAGCGCGGCGCCGGCGGAATCATCCAAGGCGCCATCGGAAGGGCATCTAGATCCTCCGGCCCGAAAGTGTCCGCGTCCTCCTTGCGCCACCCCAGACGCGAACGGGTGCGCCATCGCACCGCCAATTCCTCCTGGGCGCGCTGCGCAAGGTTGAGAGATTCCGCCTGCTCCGTCATGGTCGCGCCGTCGCGCCAGGCCAGGACGAGACGCCTCAGGGCGAGGTAGTTGGCCTTCGTCACGTCGGACGGTGAGACGACCTCCACACCTCGGCGGCCCAGTTCACGGACGGCGGCCTTGTCGCCACGGGCCGCCAGCTCTTGCAGGGCGGAGACTTTCACCTTCGCATAGTCGGCGCGAGATTCGTTCTTCATTTCGTCACCTTCTGTTGCGCCGCCATCTTCGAGAGCATGTTGTCCTCGGTCCGGGCGCCGCTCATTCGAGCCAGGAGCTTCAGCGCCCCGCGTGCGTAGACAGACGCATCGAGTGATTCGTTCCGCGCCCGGTCCTCGATCCAGACCATGATGGCCACTCCAGAACGGCGCCGGGTCTCGCGATGCTCCGCGCACAGCTGAGCGAGAAACTCTTCATCGCAGACGCGCCGGTTCAGGTGCATGAAACCCGGTCCAGGTGCGGCCATCTCGAGAGCGAGCGCCACTTCAAGCTTGAGACCATCCACGTTCAGCAACGCCGGGGGCTTCGCTGGATCGAACTTCCCGAGGATCGAAGGCTCGCCGAACTTTCCGCCGATGCCCTTGATTCCGACGATTCGGCGCGGGCGCCGGGCGGCCAACTGGTAGCCGACTCGCTCCGGGAGGAATCCGGTGTCCACTGCGGTGCATAGAATCGGGAGCGTGTGTCCGGCCGCATGGCGGTAGCGCTCATCGAGAGAGACCAGCAGGGCGGCCTGCACTTCGGCCGCGGTCGGGTCGCCAGGCACCACGTGGGCATCCACCACCCACGATTCGCCACCAACACCCCAGCCCAACACGACGACCTCGAACCGGTCTATCTGAACGTCGATTCCGGCCGTCAGGCAGACGACCCCGGCCGGCACGTCCACGTCGTTCCCGTAATCCTCGAGGCGGGCCATCAGAGCATGCGGCTCCACGCGACCGCCGCGGTCCTCCCAGGGCTCGGCCAGGGTCGTGGTGACGAAAGACATCAGGGAAGCGGGCCCGCTCGCCCGCGCCGCCAACCACTTCTGGACCAGCCGGGTCAGAGTGACATCGCCCAACGTCGAGATCATCGCGGGCAGGTGATACCCCCGAGCCGATGGGTCGATCGCCTCCACGGTCGGCAACCATCGGCCCGCGGCGACCATTCGACGACGCGCCGGCTCATCGTGCGGGGCCTCACACTTCGGGCAGGCGAGGCGCGCGGTCTCCGCGTCCTTGTCCTCGTACACGACCCGGAACTGACTCGGGTCGCCCCAGGTCGTGAAGGCCTCGTGTCCACAGGATTCGCAGCGCAGGTGATAGCGCCGTTGATCGGTCGTCCGAAATTGAGAATCGATCTTCCCGTCCACGAGCAACGGGGTCGAGATGAATACCAGCAGACCGTCGTAGAAGGCCGAGGTCCGATTTCCAAGCAGCGTCGCAGGGTCGCCTTCGTCGAGCACTGCGAACCTTTCAAACTCGTCCGCGATCGCCCGCCTGGCCGACACTCCCGCGAAACTATTTGGCGTGCCCGATCCAGCGAGGATGAGCGAACCTCCGGGAAAGACCTTTTCAAGGAGCGTGCTCTCGGCCTCGTGGGCTCCTCGTGGAGCGCGGCGCCCACGGACCACGGCCCGCAGCGAGGGTGTCGACCGGATCATGTCCGCGAGCGCCCCGCGGCTTCGCCGTTTTGCGTCCTCGAAGGACGGCATGAGCCATAGCACGCTGCTGGGATCGTGTTCAACCCAGTAGCCGACAGCGTTGTGGAGGCTCTCGCTCTTACCCGTCTGATGGGCGCCCATGACCACGATCCGCCGGACATCGGGGTCGGCCGCCGCGTCCTGAATCTCCGACAAATACGGCGCGGTGTCATTGCGCCAGCGTGACCCTCGGGAGGGACTCGACGCGGGCAACCGCCGATGAAGTTCCGCCCAGGCCGAAACCGTGAGGTCCGGAGGAGGCGCGAAGGCC